TGGGTAGTAACTCATATTGTTGTCTTTACTTCCTGCACCTGCACCACTTTTACTAAATACAAGTATATCCTCAAAAGAAAGCATCGGTCTGTAATTTGCGTTTAAGAACCCCGTAGGAAATGGTTTTACCCATACCCAACTATATTTGTACAAGGAAGGTCTTGTCATTATCAATTTACTTGTAAATGGTTGGTTTCCGAATAGCACAATCGCACCTTTTGGTTTAATTAATCTTTCATATTCACCAAACAAAAATTCTAAATCAATCGGACAATCCCATTTCATCCTTGTTGTTCCGTATGGTAAATCGCAAAGTATTAAATCAAAACTTTCACTTTCAAGTTTTGGTAAATGTTCTTGACAATCTCCAAATATTAAGTTAGTATTCATAAGTTTCAATTAATCTTCTAAATGCAATTTTTATGTCCTCACTTGTATATGTTTCTGAATTTGTTGATGCTTCCACATCTTCTGAAACAAACTGAATAATATCTTCGTGATTAGTCGGTTTGTCAATTCCAAGCAACAAATAAATATTCATTAGTTCATTGCTAATTTCTGTTGTAAATTCTTTTTTTGCCATCGCACAATTTTTTAAAATCTTTTTTTAGTGTTTCAATTTAAGTTCATCTATTAATTAACCGTACTGTTGGTAACACCACCTATACGCAAGTTTTGTAAAAAACAAAACCTGACTTATAGCTGTAACCGTTATAGGCAATAGGGCAGATGTTCTTCGTTTCAACATTTGTGGAAGAAAAAAAAGAAAAAATGCCCACCGCACTTTTAAAACAGTTGAGTTTGTATTGTTGGTGCATAACTTGCGTCATATCGTTTATTATCTCCTTTGGGATATGGTTGTTGTTCATATTTTATTAGTTGTTTCATTTTCTTTACTTCTCTTTTATCTCCTAAAAAATAAAAATATCTATGCTTTCTTGCCCTATCAATCATATAAACATTTTCTTCTCCAAACTTCTTTTTTAGCAGTTCAACTTTGTTTATATGTCCATCTTCTCCATCACTTCTGCCAACCATATCCATTATTGAAGCAGAGTGCATATGTTCATATCCTTTTACCATATAGTCTTTAAATTCTGCTGATAAGCCAGTATAAAACCAATTTGTAGCTTGGTAAATATATCCGTGATGGTTTTGGCTACTATCTGCATAGCTAACTAATACTTGTGGTTTTGGTAGCATTTTTAAACTTTCAGCTACAAAAAAAGATAACGTGTTCTTTTCTAATCCTTCGTTCACCACAAGTCTATTTAGTTCTAAAAACTGTTCTTGGTATTCTCCATTAAAGGCATTTTTAACTAAAGTATGTGCAACTGGTCTGCCATAACAAACTATTCCATTCAGTATATTGTTTTCATTAAACAATCCAAAAGCATAGCTTATACTTGGTATTCGTTTTGCATAGTGCTTATTTAATAACCAATCTTTACAAACAAAGTTGTCAATAGATTTTACTGTATATTTTTCTTTAATTGCCATCGCTTCTTTTTTTCTTTTTTTTTAGTGCTTCGATTAAACTCTGCTAAAAATCCCTACTGCCTATAACACAGGTTTGGCAAAATGGCTTTCCGACACACAAGCCAACGCTAAAAGCCACTTCGCCAAGCCCGATAACGTTAGGCGTAATATTTTAAAACCAAGATACATTCGTGTTGCACCCTGCTTTTACCATTCTGCCCAAATCCCATTCTCGGTGTTTCAATTTTAATTTCGTCTATAAGTTTCATTCCAAATTTTGTTAGTGCTTCCTTATGCCATTCAACCACATTTACAACTTGCCCTTTTCGGATATGGTCGGAAACATTCACAATCATAAGCCCACCATTTTTTAGAACCCTTCCGCACTCTTTGTAAATTTCAATATGCTTCTGCCTGTAATTTTCACCCCATTGCATTTTGCCCGTATTGGCATCATTCAAATCCCTGCCTAAAAAATGTTTATAAGTAACTCTTTTACTTCCTTCCTTCGCATTATGGTGGTCAGCCATTCTATTGCCATAAGTCGGGCTTGTGCATATCGCATCAAAAGAGTTGCTTTGAGCCCACGTCATATTTGCAGCATCTCCAATATGCCATTCATCAACATTATGCGGTGATGTTTCCGCCCATTCTCGTTCCAATTCATTACAGATTACTTTGCCAGTAAATCCGTGTTCTTTTATCAGAGCAAGTTTTCCTACGCCTCCGAAAATATCAAGTACATTCTCACATCCAATAAGCAATTCAGCAAATTTTGGAATGAAACTATTTGTGTACGTTGCAGGGTGCTTTATCATTTCGTTATGGTTTTTAAATACATACGCCTAACAGCGGTTTTGTGCTATTTGCCCCATTAAGTTTGTTGTTAAATTAAACTTTGTGCAAGGGGCAAATAGACACAAAGCCGCAAAACGTTATATGTAATTTTTTTTTGCCACGCACAGATAATTTTGTAAATTTGAACTATGAAATCAGAAAAAAACATTACAATAATTGCAATAAGTTCAATTATTGCAGCATACGGAGTAGTTAAAACGGTGAAACTTAAAACAACCGAGCCAAATATGTCGCAAGGCGATAGAACTTTAGCAGGGTTAGCCATCTTAGGTGGTTTATTTGGTCTTGGTGTTGGTCTTATTGGCTTTAATAAGGCATAGCCACCGCACAAAAAACTACATATAACAGCACCTACCCAAAAGCGGGGGTGCTTTTTTAGTTTGTATTTATCTGCATTTAATGTAATTTTCTCCATATTTCGACAGTTTTGTGTTTCTAAATCCCCACCTTCGGCAATACCCAAAACCGCTATATAGCTTTGCAGTATTTAGTCAAAAATTCGTTTGCTGATATATCAAAAAAAAGCATAAGGTTATACAACTCTGTAATTGTAAGCTCATATTTAGATTGCTCTTTTGTTTTTCGGATAAATGACACCCAACGAGATTTTGGGCTACCTTTTGAAATTACAAAATTTGCAAGCTCTTCTTTTTTTAGCTTTATTTTATGTTTCTGATTATAATCAAAAACCAATTTTCTCATATTTATATATACTTTACCGATAGGCTTTTTATCCAAATCCAATGCCTGTTCTTTATCATTTATTTGTCCTTCCATTATTTTTATTTTTCTGAAAGCATTTCATCAATAATAGACTTTCTGCCTTCGTGATACGAAATGAGATTTTTAATTTCTGAAACCTTCTGCCAATCCACTCTGCCACTTACAATGAAAAGATTATCAAAATCCTTTGAATGCTTTTCGATGTTATTTTCTTCTGCCTCCGCTAATTCTTCTAATAAATCAATAGAATAAGATACCATGTTGCGTTTTTTTTATGTAAATTATTTTTATAACTGTTATAGCATAGATACATCAGCATTATCCCAACCATTAGGAAAGTCAAATACTTTTATTGAATGCAAAGCTCTTATAATTGCCCTTCGCTCATTCTCTGCGGTTATATCAACGTATCTTGGAGCTAATTCAGGAAGTCCTTTAATTGTATTCAAATATACCCGATATTTTTTATCATTATATTCACGTTTCTTAAATTCGGGCTTAAATTTTCTATTCCAATTTTCTCTATCGAAATCTTTAATATGCGTTAAATGTATTTTCCTAAATACTATATCAAATGTCTGAATAAATATTTCACCATTCATCTTTTCTCTAATACATTCATTTAAGCCTTTATCTTCTATGTCAAATAGAGATATTTTTAATTTAATCACATTTTCGCTACCATTAATCTTGATTGAATAATCAATGTTTGGATTGAACTCTTTTTCCATTTTATTTATTTATTTATTTTCTAACAAAAATCACTTGATAACAGCTATACTCCGAATTATACTTGATGTTTATTTTACTGTCTGAAGAATACCAATAACTCCCCGACCTTGTATAGTTTTTATCAAGCAATTCAACAAGCAAAGAATATTCAATATCAAAATGGCTATTTATATATAGGTAACACAAATTAGATTCATCAAAATAATAACTTTTCAAAGTATTAAGCACTCTATCCTGACTTATCAAAAATTGACTCCCATCGCTAGTAAGTTTTAATTCATAGCTATCGCCCTTAGATGACAATGCGTTAATTATCTCGCGCTTGGAAAAGTTAATATAATTTTGACAGTATGCCGATAAGCTAAAGAAATAAAGAGAAATTAAAAGGGATAACTTTTTCATGTTATTATATTTTAGTTTTATGTGGTTTAAAATTTATTTGCGATTTGCCATTTTTAAAATACTAGAAACCTCCGCGTTAATTGCTAATATTTTCTATTCAGAAAACCAATTAGGAATGCTTCTTTTTGTCCATTTACAAAAATCTTTTTTTGCGCCAATATAATAATTGCGATAGCTTTGAATAGCAGAGTTTACTTTATACTCTTGTGGCATAGCCAAAGGGAAATCAGTAATACCTTTATCTAATAACATGGGCTTATTTAAAATACACCAATCAATAATTTCTTCGCATTTGTGTTTACGACCATATCTGTATGTGTATTCTGCACAAAGTGCTTTACCCAAATTCAAAAGCCATATATAGTTTGAATAACTATCTCGAACCCAAATAGCGCAAGGATGATTTTTATGAGTTAGCTTATAGGGTGCTTCTATACCATTCAACCAATGAACACCACATAGTAATTGCGCTGTTTCGAGAATCATCTTAACACAATGCTTGTCATTATGGTATTCAGCGCATTTAGTAACATCAATATCTAATACAAAAATATTCATCACAAAATCAATTATGATGCAAACATAATGATTTATTTTAATTCTTCAAATTATTTATATTATCGGAACAATTTATTTTGCACAAACTTATCAACAATATAATGTTGATTTAGTACGGTGTATAAACGGACTTTCCGTTAACCTTACTAGCTTTAAGTATTTGTTTTCGGTTTCCTAATCCCTTATAGCTGACATGAACCCAATCGGGATTATCAGAATTACCAAATTCCCAAATTAGTTGGTCGAAATCTAAATTATCCTTTATGTAATTGAACAACTTTTTATTATCAGTGGCAGTATCAATATCCATAGCCTGACCAAAACAGTGTTGGCTTGTTAAACTACTACCTGCAATAGCTGCATTAAGAGCCTTACCTCTATAAAAAGAGTTTATTTTAATTGGTTTTCCATACCATACTCTTAAAGGCTCAAATACCTTTTCTGCTAATAGCTTCATATTAGCTAAATGTTCTTCAGTTGGGCTATTATCAATACCTCTTGCCTCGCCTGTTGCAGAGTATGTTGCCTCTTTAATCGTAATGTGATTTGAAATTTTGCTCATTTTTTATTATTTATTAGGTTCTTGTGTTGCATATTTAATACCCATAATTGTACCAACTATTGAAAACGCATTTGTTAGCAATACGCTAAACATATTACTCCAAGTTGAGCCAATTATCTGTGTATCTTTACCTGTAATCATCGCCATCCAATATAAAATAGTAGTTATAACACCTACACCAACTATAACCATCAAAGCAACTTTTACAATAGTTTTAATTAACTCTGATTGACTTTTCTTAATCATAGTGTCTAAGTCGTTCAAAGCATTATTTTTTTCTATCTCAATTGAGTTTTTAAGTTTTTGAGAATTATCTAGTTCTATTTGCAAATCTTTTGAGAGGGCATCTATTTTTTTCTTATTGTTTACAGAATCAGTAACATCAGTTGCAATTTTGACTACATCGGTTATATTTCCTTTGCTGTCAAATACAGGATTATAAGACGCTTGTAAATAAACAATAGAACCATCTACTTTTTTTCTTTCAAATGTTCCATCAAAGAATTTCCCCTTTCGTAATTCTTGCCAAAACTTAGTATATTCATCAGACTTAGAATACTCATAGTTAACAAAAATACTGTGATGCCTTCCAATGATTTTATCTTTTTCATTGGATTTATATCCCATAGTTTCTAAAAATACAGAATTTGCATCTAATATATATCCATCAATGTTAAAACTAATAATAGCTGTACTTCTGTTAATTGCATCTATTTGTTTCTTACTATTTACAATTACAGTAATGTCAGTAGCAATTTTCATTATCTTGGTAATCTTATTATCCTCATCAAAAATTGGATTATAAGTTGCCTGAAGATTTACAAGACTTCCATCTTTTCTTATTCTTTCAAACTCACCTTGATAATGTTTACCACTTCTTAATATATCCCAAAACTTCTCGTATTCAATCGACCTTGAATAATCTTCACATACAAAAATGCTATGTTTTTTTCCAATAATATCATCATGATTACCTTTACCATAACCCATTGTTTCCAAAAAAATGTCATTAACCCCTAATATAACTCCATTAAGGTCAAAATAAATAATGGCATTACTGCGATTAATCGCTTCTAGCCTACTAAGCAATTCTTCTTTTGGTAAATTTTTCATTCAATCATTTAATTAATAGAAAACACCGTAGCTGATGTTTCTATTTTTTTTTCTTAAAAATACTTTCTGCGGATGTAAGCCCTAAACAACCAAACGCCAACAAAGCAACGCTTTCAACCAATGGCGTACTCGGCATTATTTTTTCATCACTAAAACTATTATGATAAAGAGTTGCACAAAGGAATATGGTACACAAAAGACCACAAAGCCTTTTCATACTAGGAGTATCAGGACTGTTTACGAAGAATCCCGAAAGAAAAAGAATACTTGATTCAAAATATTTTTTCAATAAATACATAACCTTGATTTTAGCCCACTAAATTAGGGCAAAATCAAATTAGTGCATGAAGTATATCCTCAAAGTCAGATTTGCTTTCTTTACCTGTTAAGGCTATTGGCTGTAATTTTGAAAATTGTATGAGATTTTTACTATGCTCCTGCATATTGCTCCAATAATCTTCTCCAAAAGCATGATAATCCTTTTTTTCAAAAAAGGTAAATCCTAAAATAAATTCGGAAATATTTATGTTCCTATCAAAATAGACGGTTTCAATCCCATCTCCATCTTTAAAAAAAGACATACCAATAAGCAACCTCGAATACGCTCCTATATAAATAAATATTAAACCGCTTTTATACATTTCTATATTTTTTTGGGTTGAATCCGACCCATTATTTTTGCACATATTAATATTATTCAATTTTTTTGTTATTAAAATGGAGTGTCATCTTGATTATTATCTTCTTGCAATATTATATTTAATGGAGTAAGACCTTTAAACTTGTTATTATCTTTTTTAATTGGAGCATAATTATCTGATTCTACTTTTTGCGAATTATCTTCTTCTTTATATTGATACTTAGTAGAAACATAATCCTTAAACTTTGTATATTCAGACACATATTCTACTCTAATATCACTCAAAGAACCATTTCTATGTTTAGCTATAATAAAATCTGCTACACCTTTGCTATCACTGCCATCTGTTAATGGCAAACCATAATATTCGGGGCGATAAAGAAATATTACTATGTCTGCATCCTGCTCTATTGAACCCGATTCTCTCAAATCTGAAAGAATAGGTCTTTTATCACCTGCTCTAGATTCAACCGCTCTACTTAATTGCGACAAAGCAATAATAGGTATATCCAATTCTTTTGCTAACGCCTTTAATCCGCGAGATATTGAGGAAATCTCTTGCTCTCTACTACCCTCTGCCTTTTTTCCGCTCCCACTCATTAATTGCAAATAATCAATCACTATCAAACCTATATTATTTTCAACTTTCATCCTT